GAACGATAACCCGAACAAGGAAAACGAAGCCACCACACCACGCGAATGAGACCGCCATGAAATATGATGAACTGCTCGCCGAAGCCTCACACCTCGGTGTAAAAGTCCGGGAACGCGAACTGTCGCCTGGACGCTGCGGCTGCTATTACGCCCCCGGCCGTCTCATCATCATCGACGAGACGCTGCCCGACTTCGCCCGGCGTTGCACGCTCGTCCACGAGCTGGTGCACGCCAGACACCACGATCGAGGCTGCGGCACCACCTACGGTGCCAAGGCCGAGAGACGAGCCCGGCGTGAAACCGCGCTCCGACTCATCAACCCGACCGAATACGCAATCGCCGAACGCATGTACGAGGGAGACTCGTTCCTCATCGCCCAAGCGCTCGACGTGACCGTACAGGTCGTGGAGGATTACAAGGAAATGCTGCACGATAGTGTGGCCGTATAAGGAAGGAGAAAAAGTGGGATTGTTCAGCAGAAAGACGCCGGAGGAAAAAGCCCGAGAAAAGGCCGAGTTTCAAGCAAGATTACAGGAGCAGATGGCCGAAGCGAAGGCGAAGGCGGAAGCCGATCGTGCGCTCACTCCCCTCAACGAGCGGATTGCGGAGTTCACCAGCAAGGAAACGAAGGAAACGTATCAGCTGTACAGGCGTGCGATCATCTACAAAAAGGGGATGTTAACGACAGAGGTGCATCCACTGGACGGTGTGACCGTACATCTGGAGTCCGGCACTGAACTCGAAGCCCGCGTCACCGTCACCCGCATACTCCTCGCTGGGCCGTTCGCATGGGCGTTCAAAAAGAAAAAAGGCGGCGAGCGATACATCACCGTGGAGGGGCCGGATTTCGCGATGATAATGGAAGTGCCACGCAAGCAGATTAAAGATGCCATCAAATTCGTAGCGAAAGTCAAAGACGCTGCGGCGAAGGCATCGTGATTTTATGAAAAATCGCCCCACTGACGGTGCAACGTCAGCAGGGCGTGAAGAACCGCCAGACCACCAGAGAAATGGAAAGGAGGACGCTTCGTCCCTAATCCTACACGGGGCGAAGCATACCCGAAAATGCTAGAACAACGTCGGCTGTTCGCCAACACCGCGATGCTCGTGAACCTTGTCGATGGACACATACCGTGTCGTGAGCCGGTTATTCTCGTCCAACGCCTTTTCCACACGCATGTCCACGCGATAAATGTCGTTGGCGCGCATGGCCTCCTCACCGTCGAGCACACGCTTCTTAAACTGCTCGTCCGCCAAGGTGACGAACTGCGTCTTGATGCCATCGGTGATGCGCCATTTTCCGTTCTCGCGGAAGGACACGTCCAACGCCTGGATGACGATTTCCACGGTATCCTCGGTACGCTCCTTCTCCTCGGGATCGTAATGGGAGATAGCGTCGGCTTCCTCCGTGTTCACAGTCTCGTCATGCACTCCGGACTGGAATTGCACGAGATCGACACCGTCGTCCAACGTCGGGGCGATCACGCCTTTGATGGCCTTGATAAGCTCCGGGTTCTTCAACGCCTCCGCAGAAGCCTTCAACTCACGCATTCTCGAACCGTCCGGGAAAGTCATATCCAGGAGGTCGAGCCCGTTCTCGTCCTTGCCGGCATCTTCCACCGTCGTCGGCTTGAAATGGGCGGCGAATTTCTTGGCGAGCTTTACAGCCCCGAAATATATAGCTATCAGGCCGGATGCGTTGACTATCGCGGTCACGCCATTACCGGTCAACAATCCCTCTGCCTCGTTGACGAAATGGAGCAGCAGGTCAATGGTGAAGGATCCCTCACGGGTCGCCTGTGCGTTGAGATGCACGCGAGCCTCGGGAGCCACGTCTTTCTGCATGATGTCGAATGCTTTGGCGAGGGACAGCAGTGCGGGTGCGAGCTGTTTCACATCCATCTCGTGGGAACGCAGGGCCTCACCGTCATAACGCACATACAGGGTATCCGCTTCGGGGCTTTGCCTGACATCAACGCCACGACCGTCGGCGGCAAGTTGCATTTGAGAACCGGCATCGTTCGCATGGATATTCTCTTGGCTCATCATTCCTCCCGCACCGTTTTGTAGGTGCACCAATCGTAACCGGACAACCTTAACAGGACATGAAGAAAGGTCATCAGATGGCGAACGTCACCAGATACAATACCAGCAAAGGCGAGACACGATGGCGCGTGAGGTATCGCAAGCCCGACGGCACGCAAACCGACAAGCGTGGCTTCAAACGCAAATCCGATGCCGTGAACTGGGCGGCGGAGCATGTCACGATAGCCAAAGCGAGGGGAGCGTACATCGACCCGCAGGACGCGAAGACCACCGTGGGGGAGCTGGCCGGCGCGTGGTTGGATGCGAAGCGCACACGAGTCAAACCGAGCTACATGGACGACCTGGAGGACTCATGGAGCGTCTGGGTCAAGCCCGCATGGGGAGACGTGCCCATCGGCATGGTGACCAGAAACGATGTGCAGAAATGGGTTACTGACATAGCGTCGCAGCGCAGCGCCAGCGTCACATTGAGGGCATACGGCATCCTCGCCGGGATCCTCGACAACGCCGTGCGAGACGGCATGATCCACGCGAATCATGCGCGCGGGGTGGAGCTGCCGCGCAAGAAGACCAAAAGGCATGTGTACCTCACCGCGCCCCAGCTGTACTCGCTGGCCGGTGAATGCGGCTGGCGTCGCGACATCATCCTCACACTTGGACTGTGCGGCATGCGCTGGGGCGAGCTCGTGCCCCTGCGCGTGCGCGACGTCGACCTCGACCGGCATCGGATCATGGTTGACGTGAGCGCCCCCATGGTCGGCGGCAAGGTCACTCCGGGGGACACCAAGACCCACGAGGGACGTAGCATCATGTACCCGGCCGTCCTCGACCGGATCATGCACGACCGCTGCGAGGGGCGCAGACCGGACGACCTGCTCTTCGAGGCTCCCGGCCGTCCGGGCGTGTATCTCAAGGAGTTCGGCGCGGCGTCCAGCGGCGACGGATGGCTCGCGTCCGCGCTCCGGCGCGCCGGCATCAGCGGGCACTTGACCCTGCATGATCTGCGGCACACGGCGGTGAGCCTCATGGTCAGCTCAGGAGCCAACGTCAAGGCCGTGCAAAGACAGATCGGGCACAAGAGCGCGGCGATGACGCTCGACACCTACGCGGATCTGTTCGAGGCTGATCTGGACAAGCTCGGCGAGCGCATGGGCGAGATGCTGCTGCGTGAGAGTGTGGGCAAAATGTGGGCAGACGATACGGCGGAGGCCGCGTAATCTGCACGGGAGTAGGGCTGTCGGGTTTCCCTTTTGCGGGTTCGACTCCCGTCATCCGCTCCACTTCCCTCAATGTCGAGGCTGCGAATCCTAATCATTCCAACGATTCTTGATTATGTGAATACCTGCTCAATCACATAGATGCTGCTGGAATGTTGTCACCGTGTTGTCACGGGGCGCATGAAGGGGATTTAGAGGGAACGACATGAGTTGCATCAGCGAAAATGACTGAAGAAAGTGATGTCAGAAATAGTTGGGGGTTACACCACGTTATGGCCCGTTCGGCGTGTCGGAGGCCAGTTGCTCCGCCAAACGTCCGAAGGGATCTCGAACCCGTAATGACGTCCTGTTTGACGGCATCTCCATTGGCCCGGACTGTCATGAGGCCGCCCATTGGACTTAGGGTATGGCTACTTGGACAATGTGAGCGTGTGGTGAGCGCTGAGTTATGCGGATGGGCGTCGGCCATACTATTGCCCTCGCTCCTGTCGGCATGACTTCCACTCACAGTTTTCACATGCCGCTTTTCCGGCGCTGGGCATCGAGACCCGGGTGTCAAAATGTGTCCGGTATGGATGGCCCATCGTGTTGCCGGCTGTGATGCAGACGTGGGACACGATGGGCCATAGATTGCTTTTTGTATGAGCGTTATGCGTATATATCGACGATGCGCGCGATTGTATCCTCGACGTCCGAGAACTGTTCCTCATGGTCGCCGTCCAGCACGGTAATCACCGTGCTCATGAGGGAATTGCCGTTCCCATCGATTCCGGAAACGTATTTTCTGCCGATATGGATGATCTTGCCGTCCTTTTGCAGTGTGAGGTATTGGGGTTCGGCTGGTTTCCACTCGAGATATAGTCTGCCTACCCTTGTCTTCAATGTGCGTTGGACGTCGGGGATCACGTTTTTCAGTTCCTCGCATATCACGCAGGAGGCAAGCTCGCGGTTGATGCCGTTCAGCTGGGTCTTTTCGCCTGAGGGTAGGTAGCAGATGCCGTCCACGACACGGAATTGCCAAAGAGACCCGAAGTATTCATGGGACCACAATCCCTTTTCCTTGATGAGAGACTTGGCATGGACGTCGGTGCGTTCCTCGTC